CACAGAATAGATTCAATCTGGTCAAAGTATGATCAAAGGATAGAACCTATGATGGCTGACTGTCCTAAAGAGCAAGTTAGGTGGCTGTGGTTTGTCGTAATACCGATGGGATTATCACAGCTTGGCGTGGCGTTTGCTTTGATCAGGTTTGCGTTAAAATGAAAAAACTTCACAAACAAGCTAAACAGCTAACAAAAGATGCTCAGGCTATTGAACGAATGATCTTTGAATATAATGATGGAATCGAAGCAACTGAGAAAGTACCACTTGATAATATTCAAGCATCAATAGCTTGTTTATGTAAAGATTATGCAGGACTTTACTCAGATACAGCACAAGAGATAAGGAGACAATTCGAAGATGAAAAGTTACATTAGAGCTAATGAGGGATTAAGATTAAAACCTTATAAATGTTCTGCTAATAGGTTAACTATAGGTTATGGTAGAAATCTTGATGATATTGGTATAACTAAAGATGAAGCAGAAATGATGCTTACAAATGATACAGATAGATGCTTATCTGCTCTTTCTGCTATATTTGGAGATAATTTTTTATATAAGTTATCTCATCAACGTAAAGTAGTCTTAGTTGATATGATGTATAATCTTGGTAAGACTAGATTTCTTACATTTAAGAAAATGATTCAAGCAGTAAAAGATAAAGATTTTAATGAAGCCTCAGTACAGTTATTAGATAGTAAATATGCAAGACAACTTCCAGAGAGATCTGAACGTAATGCAGGTATGATGAGAATCTCAGGGAGGAAATAGAATGGCTTTTGACCCTATTACAGCAGGTTTACAAGTAGCAAGTAAGGTTATAGATAAGATATTTCCTGACCCGATTGAAAGAGAAAAGGCTAAACTTCAAATGGCAAAGCTTAATCAGGAAGGCTCGCTTAAAGAAGTTGAAGTTCAAATGAGTGCGATAGTTGCAGAAGCTAAGTCAACAGATCCTTGGACTTCGAGAGCAAGACCATCATTCTTATATGTTATGTATGCTTTGATACTTGCTTCTATTCCAATGGGAATCTTATCTGCCTTTAATCCTAGTGCAGCGGTTCAGATTGCTGCTGGTATGAAAGCATGGTTAGGAAGTATTCCTGATGCTCTCTGGGCAACTTTTGGAATAGGCTATAGTGGATATACAGTCGCAAGATCAGCTTGGGATAAGAAAGTTAAATAACTACATACGAAATTCGAACAAAGGATAGATATGCCTCATATATTAGATCCAAATAAAGAAGGAAGAAAGCAAGAGTTTGAAAATATTAACTATGACTATAACTATCCAGGAGATATGAATCTTAAGCCTGGAAGTGAACTTCATGAAAAGATCAAGACAGAAGTCATGAAGAGAGCTCTTGAAGCTACTGGTCCTATGGCTAATAGATTTGACTCATGGAATAAGATTGATGAGACTCTGACTACTTATATTCAGACAGATGATGCAGAAGAAGATATAAAAGAGAAAGATCACAGAAAACCTGTCTCGATTATATATCCTTATTCTTATGCTATTCTTGAGACAATTCTTGGTTATCTTCTTGCAGCCTTCTTTCAGGAACCTGTATTTAGATACGAGGGTGTATCACCTGAGGATACAATGGGAGCTATTATGCTTGAGAAGATAGTTGACCTTCATTGTAATAAGTTTAAGATGGTTCTCAACCTCCATACAATGTTTAGAGATTCTCTGGCATATGGCTTTGGAGTTGTAGCGCCTGAATGGAAAAAGGTAACAGGAAAACGAATCATAACACAGACAATTCCTAGATGGTTTGGCCCTGACGAGAAGAGAAAAGTTCTCAAAGAGGGAATTATTATGGAAGGTAATGCTTTGTCTAATATAGATCCTTATCTGTGTCTTCCAGATCCTAATGTCTCAATAGCAGATATTCAGAAGGGTGAGTTCTTTGGTTGGATAGAACAAACAAATTTCTATGATCTGTTGACAGAAGAACAAAACTCAAATGGAAAGGTCTTTAATGTTGAGTATTTGAAAAGTGCTATTGGTCGGAGAACGTCTATATATGCTGCTGATCAATCAGGCAGGGAAAAGAAAACTGGTAATTCAAAGTTTAATACTAATGCTTCTACTAATCCTTGTGATGTAATAAGAATGTATGTGAAGTTGATTCCAAGGGAGTGGAAGTTAGGAGATAGTAAGTATCCTGAGAAATGGTATTTTGCTCTTGGAGCTGATTCAGTTGTTATCGAAGCAAGACCTGTGGGTCTTATTCACAATATGTTTCCGTTAGCAGTTTCAGCCCCAGATTTTGATGGTTATAGTTCAACGCCTGTATCTCGTATGGAGACGCTTTACGGTCTTCAGCATACACTTGACTGGATGTTTAATGCTCATATAGCTAATGTAAGAAAGGTTATAAATGATACGCTTATAGTTGATCCTTATCTAATAAACGTACCTGATCTTGAAGATCCTAGACCAGGCGGTATTGTAAGGACCAGAAGACCTGCATGGGGAAGAGGTGTAAAAGACTCCATTATGCAATTAGCAGTGTCAGATGTTACTAGAGGTCATATAGCAGACACTGGGTTGATTAGGGAAGCAATGGATAAGATTGCTGCAACTGATTCATGGACTATGGGGAGTTTGAGACAGGGTGGTCCTGAGCGTCTAACAGGTAAAGAATTTGAGGGAACTCAGCAGGGTGGCTATACAAGGTTGGAAAGAATAGCAAAGTTGATTGGTGTCCAAGCTATGCAAGATATTGGCTATATGTTTGCTAATCATACTCAGCAGTTCATGACACAAGAGCTCTCACTTACAACCACTGGTAGATGGCAAGAGGTTCTTGCTCAGGAATATGGTGAGAATACTCATATGAAAGCTTCTCCATTTGACGTTCTTATTGATTATGATGTTAAGGTAAGAGATGGTTCTGTACCAGGTAGTAACTCTTCTGGTGTATGGATGCAGATGTGGGAAGCTCTTTCAACCAATCCTGAGCTTCAGCAGAAGTTTGATATTGTAAAGATCTTCAAACATATAGCAAGAAATAGTGGGGCGAAGAATGTTGATGAGTTTATAAAGATTCAGAAACAGCCTACGGAAGATGTGATGAGACAGGCAGAAGCTGGTAATGTTGTACCAGTGGATGAGATCTTAGGAGGAGGACAATAATGGGAGATAAGATTGATGATAATAAACCCTTTTCAACCCCAGCTCAGGTAGAGGACTTTCTAAAGTATTCTCCCATCTGGAAGGATATGGAGAGAGAACTTAAAATCTGGCTGAGTGAGCTTCATATGTTACTTGAGAATCTTGATGGAAATATGTCTCATAGGGAGTTGGATAGATTTGGTGGAAGTGCAGAAGCAGTAAGGAATATGGCAAATTTTCCTGATGTACTCAAAGTAAATGCTGAGAGTGGTAAGAGGAAGAAGAAGGTAAGTAAAAAATAACTATGTTCGATTAATGAACAAAGGGAGGCAAAACGATGGGTGATGAAGATAAAAAAGTTACTGATTTAGAGAAGGAATTAGATGACATTGAGATTGACACACTTTCTGTTTATGAACCTATTGCTGAGGAAGATAAAAATGAAGCTGAGACTGATGTTAAAACAGATCTGGAGGACGCTAATAAATCTGAAGCGTCGGCTAAAGCGGAGGTTCTTGATGAGACGAAGACAGAAGAAGATAATAAAGCTGCTGAAGCGGAGACGGATGAAGATACAAAGAGTAATGAGGACACAAAGAAAACAGAAAAAACTACTGAAAAAGTTGTTGAAACAGAAGCTAAGCCGACTCAAATAGAGTTGCTTATGGCTGAAGTTGAGCGTCTGAGTGGACTGCTTCCTGGTGAAGTTAAAGTTGAGACAGAAGAAGAAAAACCTGTTGCTGATAATGTTATTCCTCTGAAGATTGATGATGATGGAAAGGTTCATGACTTTATCGGAGATATAGATATGGATGATGTTGCTTCTGATCCTGCTGTTCTCAATAAGATCCTTAGTCAGGTTATTAAGAGAGTTCAGCAACAGACAACTGAGCAGGTTCTACTAAGCATCCCTCAGGTGGTAATGTCTCAGGTAAATCAGCAGTCGCATTTTAAAAGAATGGCAGACAAATTCTATGATGATAATAAAGATCTGGTGAATGTAAAGCAGGTTGTAAGAGCATGTGCTCAGCAGATTCAGCTGGCTAATCCTGAATGGGAAGTTGAAAAGGTTTTTGCTGAGACTGCAACTAAGACTCGTGAGACACTTGGAATGTCTGCTCAAAAAGTAGAAAGTGTTGTTAGTGGCAATGGAATACCTTCAGTAGAAGATGTAGCCTTTGGTAAATCTAGTGGAGGTTCAAGATCAAAAACGGAACGTAAAAAATCAGCTCTACAGAAAGAGCTTGATGAAGCTTAAGGGAGGAAGATTATGGGTAATCGAGTAAGTAATTCAGACAAAGACACTCAGCTTGACTTGGAGGGACTGCCAAGACATATCTTGCTGACTACAGCTGCTCCTACATATCAGATGAAAGTGAGTGACAAACTTCTGAGTGTTATATCATCTGCTGGAGATGGTGTGGCTATTGTAACACTTCCATCGGTAGCTGAGGCAGCGGGCATGTCATTCTATGTGGTTGCGCCTACAGG